AATCAGGGTGATCTCTACAAGAACAGAGGCTATATACAGCCTAGTAACTTGTATGATGGATCAGGCGGTGTAAGTGCGCAGGGACGTTTTGATCGTGCGCTAAACGAAAAAGCCATAGAAGCAGAACATATTGTACACAATAGTCTAACAGAAGGACTGGATCCTAACTGGCCCTTTGGTAACAGCATACTAGAACAAGTGTTTAAGGTATACAAGCAAAAGGAACTGCTTGAAGATGCTATTATCATTTATCGTATCCAACGTGCGCCGGAGCGCAGGGTATTCTATATTGATGTAGGCAACATGCCTAGTCATATGGCTATGAGTTTTGTTGAGCGTGTAAAGAATGAAATACACCAAAGACGTATACCTAGTAAAACAGGTGGCGGTGTTAACATCATGGACACAACATACAATCCACTTAGCACAAACGAAGATTACTTCTTTCCACAAACAGCAGAAGGCAGAGGCAGTAAAGTTGATACACTGCCAGGCGGTACTAATCTAGGTGAGATTGATGATCTAAAATTCTTTACTAACAAACTATTCCGTGGCTTGCGTATTCCTAGTAGTTACTTGCCAACAGGCTTGGACGAAGGTGCTGCAGCATACAATGATGGTCGTGTTGGTACAGCGATGATACAAGAGAAACGCTTTAATGAATATTGTATGAGACTACAAAGACTAGTAGCAGCAACATTTGATAGAGAGTTTAAAATGTTCCTCAAGTGGCGTGGTGTCGAAATTGACAACAGTACATTTGATTTGCGTTTTAATGAGCCACAAAACTTTAGTAGTTACCGTGAAACTGAAATGGATCAGGCACGGATCAACACGTTCCAAGCACTGGAAGGTTATCCTTATATGAGCAAACGTTTTCTTATGGGACGTTACTTGGGTATGACTGAGGAAGAGATGCTTGAGAACAGTAAACTATGGCGTGAAGAGAATCAGGACATCAGTGTAGAAAGTGAACTGCCTAGTATGCGTAGTGTTGGTGTGACCAGTGGTGGTATACAAGCAGACATGGATGCATTTGAGCCAGCAGCAGAGCCAGAAGCCGACCAAGATCCAGCCGCAGGCGGTGGTGAAGAAGGCGGAGCAGGTGAAGCAGGTGCAACTGGTGATGTAAGTCCAGTCGGAAGCGTTGCACCAGCAGATACTACTACATAAGTAAAATATGACAGTAAAATTTGATAATATCCTAGCGGCAGCAAACCGCATACACCCTTACATATTCAAAACACCACTACTAGAATCCCCAAGTTTAAACAAAAAACTTGGCAAGCGATTGCTAGTCAAGGCTGAATGTTTGCAATACACTGGATCATTTAAGATGCGTGGTGCAGCAAATGCAGTCTATAGTTTAGATGATAGCGTAAAACATATTGTTGCTTACAGTAGTGGCAGTCATGCACTTGGCAGTGCTAGAGCCGCTGCATTAAGAGGGCTTCGTGCTACAATTGTTATGCCCAAGGATGCACCTCCTAATAAAATGGAAATTGCCAAAAGTTTAGGTGCAGAGATAGTGACGTACACACGTTTCAAGGAATCGCGTGAACAAATAGGTGCCGAACTTGCAGAAAAATATAATGCAGAACTTATACCCAGTTTTGACGATCCAAGAATAATTGCTGGACAAGGCACTGTTGGATTGGAAATAGCACAACAAGCAATGGAAAAAGGTGTTAAACCAGATGCAGTTATAGCCTGTGTTGGTGGAGGCGGTCTATGCAGTGGACTAGGAATAGCAGTGCATGCAATGATGCCAGATGTAAAAATTTGGTGCGCCGAGCCTGAATTTTATGATGATACTAAACGTAGTATTGAATCAGGCAAAATTGAAACTGTGGCAGATACTAGCGTACATACAATTTGTGATGCTGTTGTTAATCGTCAACCTGGCAATCTTACTTTTCCTATTATGAAACAACATTTGTCAGGCGGTGCAGTAATTAGTGAACAAGACACACTCAGAACTATTAAAACACTGTTTGAATATTTTAAAATTGTTGTAGAGCCCGGCGGTGCAATAGCAGTAGCAGCCGCGTTAACAGGACAGCATCCTAGTAATGCTGAAACCATAGTTGCAGTGGCAACTGGAGGCAATATCGAACCTGATATTTTTTCCCAAGCACTAAATTTAGATCCATATTTTCTAGGATAAATACGCTACAGGAGAAACTATGGCGTTCCGTAAACTATTTTTCAAAAGAGTGCAAGGGTATAATCGTGACAATTACTTGTTGCAAGAAGGTGATATTGCGCTTGACGAAGATGATTTTCAGTTATATCGTGGAGATGGAAGCACTATAGGCGGTGTTGTAATCGCAGGCGCTACTAGTGCGGTTCAGGTGTCTACTGGTAATGGCACAGATATAAGCATTACAGGCGGCGAAAGCACAGCAACAGGCAGTACAGGCGGTAATACAGTTATTACTGGTGGTATAGGTGTTGCCACAGGCGGTAATGTTAACATTAATGGTGGCAACGGAAGCACTGATGGTAACATTAACATTGGTACTGAAAATACTACACTTATTACAATAGGCACCAGCGGAAACAACATTGACTTTCCTGCTACTACTACAATCGACTTTACAGGTGCAACTGTAACTGGACTTGGTGTAAGTGGAATTGCTAATGATATTGTAAATGATACAACACCTCAACTAGGTGGCAACTTAGATCTCAACAATTTTGATATTACTGGCACTGGTGATATAAACATTACTGGTACAGTAACGGCTAGTGGTGGTGTCACATTAGCAGGCACTACAGATGTTGACACTATTACAACTGACGGACTGACCATTACTGATAATAACGTATCAGCAAATAGATCAAATGATGATCTTATACTTTCATCTAGTGGCACAGGCAGTATCAATATAAACGGTACAGTAACAGGAACAGGTGTGCTAGATGAAGATGATATGTCTAGTAATAGCGCAAATCATCTTGCTACACAGCAAAGTATCAAAGCATATGTAGATTCACAAAGTGGTGGCGGAGGCAGTAGTCTACAAAGCAGAGCTACAAAAGCAGGCACAACTGGTAGTTTAGCAGATGCCGCACAAGCAGACTTAGACATCACAGGATTCAAAGCATACGCACTACTAACTATCTCAACAGACAGAGCGGCTCGTGTAAGATTGTATGTTAGTGCCGCAACAAGAACAGCAGATGCTTCAAGAGCAGAAGGTACCGATCCAACATCAGATGCAGGACTTATTGCAGAAGTTATCACAACAGGTGCACAAACAGTTATTATAAGCCCAGGTGCTTATGGTTTCAACAATGAAAGCACACCCACAACAACTATTCCTTGTAGAGTCACAAATAAAAGCGGTAGCACCTCCACAGTGCAGGTAACTCTAAACGTACTTCAACTGGAGGCATAACATGGAATTATTCCAAGTTACACTAAAACGTGGTGTAGACATTGACGCTTTCTACGAGGATATGGAAACACCAGGCGGTGCTATAACTATTCCAGATAGAAAAGTAGAGTGCGGCGATAGACGCCCAACTTCAAGAACCACAGGCTATATGCTTACCTTAGAAGAAGCAAAAGAAGTAAGTTATGACGATAGAGTAGAAGTGGTTGTTCCACAGAGTGTATTGGACAGACAGACAGTAGTCAAAGATGCTACATACACAGGTAGATTTACCAAAGCCACGAGTCCAACTGGCTCGGTGTATACAAACGCCGCCGGTGCTACTAGAGTGACATTCACCAATAATGATCACCACGCTTGGGGAATACTAAGACACATCGAAACTGACAACAGATCGGGCTGGGGTGCTGATGCCGGAAGTTCTGCTGATAGGCGTGTTGATACCAGTGTAACATATTCAGCAAGTGGCAAGAATGTAGATATCGTTATTGTAGAAAACGACACATTAAGCGATCACGCAGAATATTCAAGCAGATTAATAGACTACAATTGGGGACAACACTACAACACAATCGCAGGTGGTACAAACTACACCTACAGTCACGCAGATGCTCGTGATAACTTTAGTGCAGAAGATACCCATCCGACGGCAGTGGCTGCCTATGCGGCAGGTGAAAGATTTGGACTTGCTAATGATGCCAATGTATATCAGTTAGACCTAACCTACGAGAGAAGCAAATCAGGTGGCAACAGCACTAGCAGAGCGTTTGCTTACATTAGAGAATTCCACGCAAATAAATCTATCAACCCAGCAACAGGTAGAAAAAATCCTACCATTGTGAATGTGAGTTTAGGCAAGATCAATACTTACTCAGGTGCCAGTGTAGCACACTTCCAAGGCGTAACATTAGACAAAGGCAACGGCAGTACCTTCCTTACTGAT